TATCTAGCAAAGGTAACAGATATTTTCGATTGCTTTTCTTCGGGTTGATATACGTGTTTTTGATTCGCCATAATTGCCAATCCCGAACTAATAGTAGCATCAAATTTTGTCCTGTTATTGATATCAAATTTAGCCCAGTCTTCTAACGTTCGAGTAAACGGCATCACTCCGATATCCCCTGCCGAACGATAGGTTCCTTCTAAATCTATACCGATATGTTTCTCAATATACGATTCTATAGCAGAAGCGTGAGACTGCTTAACGTCTTCCGAGCTATTGGGTATACCTCCAAGCTCTTTCTCTGTTTTAGAGAGTTTATTAAACTTCTTGTCGGGACGGTTCATAGAGAACTTTCGATAGCCTCTATGTTTAAAATGATAGAGAAGCCTTGGTTTATTGTTCTCCGTTAGGATAGGCATACCATAGAAAATACAGGCCATTAGTACCTCTTCAAAAAATATCTCCGCCGTTTGAGGACGTGCTACATACTCTAGAAAAAACTCACTACTCGGGGCGTCATCCATATTGAACTTAGTCATCCCGTGAAGAGAACCGTTAGAACCTCTTCCACCGACTACGCCCGAGATGTCGTAAGGGTCACATCCAAACGACCCTATATGTTCATTGCCAGGAAATTTCATCCCGTTGCGTGTAATGACATTGTTCTGTAAATGGGCAGGAGGTATCCATCCCAATACAAATCTACCGTTACGCTCTGGAGTCCAAATTACCTTGGTGTCTTTCTCTCCGTTAAGCCAATGAAACGACCCACGAGTAAGATAATGCTCCTTAATCATTGTATCGTTATAGTCTATCTGCTGGTATATCTTGGTAAGATTAAATAGCGACTGTTTGCTTTCATCTCTAAAAGCGTGGGACTCCGTCCTAGGGAACTGCCTATAGAATTCGTTAAGAGCGTCAGGGTCATTTTTTAATGACGCTACTTCATTCTCACAATAGTCAATAGCACCAATTTTAATAACACTTCCGTCAATGCCTTTAGATGCAATCGCAGGAGTCCTAAAAATTGGCATTCCATAGATATCTATATAACCCTCAAAATTCCATTCCATAGGAATAAAGAGACTGTACATACCGCTTTTAGTTTGCCCGTTGGCATTGCGGTTGCTGACGTCAGATTGAGAAAATAGCGTCTTATAGTTACCACCCCCTTTACTAAGCGCGTTAGAAGTAGAACCCATCATACACTTACCTATAATACGGCTACCTAGTCGCAGGCAAGTTTTAGTGACGCGCCAGTTATTGAGGATATTTTCTGGCTTCTCCCATTTCCCGCTCTCATCGTGTACCAGTAACAAAAGCTTCTCTCCGTCATAGCTGTTGTCTGATGTATTCTTCCAATCTATAGTTGTGTCAAGACCATCTAACTCGTTATCCTCGTCCAAGTACATATTGCGCTTGGTAATTTTAGAGGCGGGGATACGGTAGGCTAGTTCGGTCTTTGGCTTGTCCATACCATCCTGGATAGGCTTAAAGAAAAATGGATAGTTCGCCGATATAGGAACAACCTTATCGGTAAACATCTTCTTAGCGTCAGAACCCGTTTTAGAAAGTATACCTACACGCGCGTCTTTAGCTAACGTACCGATATTAACGCATTCCGAAGAGCCCATAAAAGAAAATCCTGAACGACGAATCTTTAGGTAGCACATACCAAAACATCGGGCGTCGGCCTTACACGCTTCCCAGAATATATAGAATATACGATTGGCTTCTCTAAAGTCAGGCAGCCCTACGTCGATTTTAGTCCACTGAAGGTAGCTATAATGAGACCCCGTTACATACGTAGGCTTACCGTTATTCATAAACCACACGCCGTTCTCTCTACGGTTAAACTCCTCTTCTATAAAATCTACCCACTTATCTTTAAACTCGGTAGGCATTTCATTCCACTGGAAGATAGTCTTGATACGGGAGAGTTCTTTAGGATATTGAAGAGGCTGCCAATACTGCTCTTTTTTATTCTTACTGCGCTGTATTGGCTCTTTATTTTTAGCGGGAAGAGCAATACGAAGTCCCTGGATATCCACGATATCCCCTACAGTCCCATCTTTGGATATAACGACAAAATCATACTTTTCATTGTAGCCATACTCCCAGGTCTTACCCCTGTTTTTTGCTGACATAGCCGCAGGAGGGACAATATCAGTAAGGTAGGTAAGGAGATTATTTTGACCGTCGTTCTGCAAAGCCTTGCTTGGTATTGGTAGATGAGTCGCCGCGTTTTTCAGCTGCTTCTAAATTTTCTTTCTCTTGTTCAATTCGATTGAGTATCTCAAGAGCATCGAATATAGCTAGTTTTTTAGTAGCCGCTGCGTTCTTAAGCCTATCGGCTGCTAGCTCGTCTTCAATATCAGGCTTTATAATATCCTCTTTAGCGACTTTAATAAGCTGTTCTACAGCCCTATGTCCTGCTTTTATAATCTCTAGTTTTAGCTCTTTTATATTCATAAGACCATCGTTATGTTCTCAGTATACATACGATAAAGCTTTTCTCCGTCGACGGTAAACTCGTATTCACTTTGCGGGGTAAAAGAAATCTCATCGCCTTCTTTAACGCCTAGCTTTTCCAGTTGCTCGTTGCCATAGCGAAGCGTTCCAAAAAGAGGTTCTTCCTTAACGAACTTCTTAATCCACGATTCTTTTTCTTCTACAGGCTTTACAAAACAGTACTTACTGTGGGCTTTCCACTGGTCGTCTTTTTTGTACAAAAAAAACTGGTCTTCTTCGATAAAAAATAGCTGGTCTTTAAAGTAGCTACGCCCACTTTTCTGAACGCCCTTCATATCGTAATAGTATTTAAATACATTATGATGGACGAGTAGGGTATCTCCTTTAGAAATAGGACCTGTATAAGAAATGGGGGTAGCCTCTACTATAGCATAACGATTAGAAAATCGATGGTCTTCTTGAGAGGAGCTTACGATGAATTCTACATCGCCCATCTCTCTTATGTTATCGTACCTGGTATCGTTAAGTGGCTGAACTATAAATGCGTCTGGAGACCTCATTAAAAGTTAATGTTGTACTCTACGGATACAGGCATAGAATGAGAGAAGTGTTTCCACAGAACTATCTCATCGTTGCGCTCTATCCATATTTGGATTGAATTTGATTTAACCTCACTTTTTATGAGGTGGATTTTATAACCGCCCCCTAAAACCTCTTGGCCCACCAAATAGTGCATAGCCGACTTATAGCCAGGACCTATAGAGATTTTACGGATAAGCATTATTATTCAGCAACCTCTTTTTCGGTCACCTCCCCTGTTTCGATATTGATATTAGCGCTGGCACCATATGTTTCTATAAGGGATTTCTCCATCTCATAGTAACGCGCTTTAATCATCTGGATATTAGAAAGGATATCCTGTTGCTGCATTAGACATTCACCCAATGCAACTTTGTTTTGGTTGAGCTCGGTTAGCGCATCGCGCAATTCCTTCAACTCGTCGTCAGTTAACTTCTTCATTTAATTTAATTTAATTACCACGTAGCGAGAGCTACTCTTTTCCAAGTGTTAGTCGCAGTACAAACATAGATATAATCTGCCGTCCATACAACATCTCCTTGCGCTCCAGTAGAAGTAGCGGAAGCAGGAGCTGTACCAAGATTTACTTTAGAGGCAGGGTCAGTCCAAGCCAGTTCCCCATTTAAAATATTAGACAGCTGCTGATTGACAGTAGGTGTGTTACCAGGAAATGTTATTTCGTAAGACCCTAGACTTTCAATATTTGAGGCAACATTAAGTGTTAAATATCCAATAGCACCAAACGCTTGCTTCCCAATACGTATTTTACCAAAAACATCAACTGTAGGGGGGTTCGCATTTACTTTTAGAACAGGGTTAGTGTAAGTGCTAAAGAAACTTAAGCTTTGACTATTGCTAGTCATTGTATAACTCCTATCTGTTCCTGTCTGAACAAGGTCAGAGGTACCAAGGTTGGTGCTATCGTTCTGAGAAACCCAGCTTAAAACTCCACTGCCATCGGTTTGTAAAACCTCGTTGGCATTGCCATCGTTCTCAGGAAGAGTAAGTGTATAAGAGCTCGTTAAAGATGTTGGAGCTTTAATACCCGCATAAAGACCGTTTAATACAGAAAGCTCAAACCGTAACGTAGCTTGGTTACTTATACTAATAGCATTTTCAGCAGTGCTATTGAGCGAAAACAATGGTGTAGTACCTCCAGCATTTCCAAAAATTAAAACGCCGTTATCAATATCATAACTTCTAGCTCCCCCTGTCTGAACAAGGTCAGAAGTAGCAAGGTTATCTGTGCTAGCTGGATTAACCCAAGCTAACTGTCCTGCACCGTCAGTTTTAAGAACCTGCCCAACTGTACCATCCGCAGTTGGTAGCGTTAAGGTATAAGAAGTCGATACAATTGCTGGAGACTTAAGCCCTACATAGTTAACATTACCATCTAAAAATCGAATGGGAACTTCAAGCCCTGTCTTAATTGAGTTATTACCAGAGGTGCCATCAAGAGAGAAAATAGTATCTTCAGGATTGCCCGTATTTCCCGTAAAACGCATAGTTTGGTTACCTAAACTATATGTTCGGTTTTCTGCTTCTTGAGTAAGGTTGCTGTTAGATAGATTAACAGATGTGCTTGTCGCCCACGAAAGAACGCCTGTGGCACTGGTCTGTAAAAATTGACCTGCTGTACCTACAGCCGCAGGAAGGATAAGTGTATATGAAGATGTAACAGCAGTCGGAGCTTTAAACCCGACATACTCGCTACCTGCTGCATCCAGCAATTGCAAAGGAACAGTATGTCCAATGGAAACTTTTGAGGAAGAAATACCCAATAAAGGAGTAACACCATTTTGGAATTGTATAGCCCCTGAGTTTACATCATACGTCCTAGTAGAATCGCTTTGAGTAAGGTTAGCATTACCTAGGTTAATAGAAGTAGCGCAAAGCGTAACAGCATTACAGAAGTCAGTAACCTGAGACGCTGTGATAGCAATAGGGTTCTGAGATGCCCCTATAACAACTCCTTTACCGTTAACAGCTAACGTAGCCGAATTAGCAGCGTCTCCAAATGTACCGTTGCTAGTTTGATTGCTTAAAGAAACAGCGCCAGATAAAACAGATAACCCTCCTGCGGATGGGAAAGATGCAATGCCCGCTACTGCGGCAGTAGCTAACGAGACATTATTGTTAACAGCCGTCCATTGTGATTCGAGAGTGGGGTTGTTTTGATTGGAAATAATAACATCCCCTACAGCCAATGCGGTGCTCCAAAATCCCGCACCATTACCCGCTACTGTTACTGAATAAGTAAATCCTGTTAATACTCCAGCACCCGTAGGAGGAGCTCCCGTCGCATCATAACCGCCTTGGAAAATTAAAGCTCCTGAACCAGCGAATGTAGTATCCACATAGCCCTTAGTAGCGGCATCGGTGGCAACGGTTGGGTCAACAAGACTAATAATCTTATTGGTTCCCATATTAAGGTTAACCGTGGCAGCTCCAAACGAAGTTACAGGAACATCTGCTGGGTCAATTTTATGCTGATTGGTTCCCGATGTAACAGCAAAATAATCCGCGTCAGTGAAAGAACTTGATACAGGTAGCTCGCTAATATCTAAAGTAAATGTAGCTGTTCCAGGAGCAGAGATTGCCGTATCAATACCCACACCACCCACTAACGATAATATATTGTCGTCGTAAATAGTTTGATTGGCTCCTGTATCTCCACTTATATCAAAAGAAGTCATAATTCCAGGAGCTACACCCGATACAACACCCGTAATATGACCCTGTGTATTAACAGAAATAGATACAGGATAGGCATACGTGCCTGGTGTTCCGTAATCTAAATGGTTAAAGGTGACCGTATCGACATTAGAAGCCACGCTATCAATGCCTACGCCACCTAAAAGCAATAACGAATCGTTATTGTTTATAGTCTGGGCGACACCAGTATTCCCGTATACACTAAAAGAAGCAAGCCCTACAATATCACCGATAGTATAGTTCTTGGTTACATTGTTGTTGCCAACCTCAGTGCCAATAACTTTGTCACCTATTGATGGAGAGGCATCTATTGCATATGTACTAATCTTAGGCATAGTCGTGGGGTTTATTGTTCAAAGGTAATCAATCTCTATTTTTCCTTACGGCACTCCCAAAGAAGTACCCAAAGATACTTAAGACGATACCCTCAGTAATTCCGATGAGGTGAATCCAGACCTCTTTATTGGATTCTGGAATGGTTAAATACACAATGGCATATATAATAAAAGCGAAAGAACCCAGTCCAATCA